TTCATTTTTCAATTAAGCATCCCGCAAAGCCTGCTCCCGTTCTTCCCTGGAAGTGTTAGACCACTCAGACTGAGACATGTCAGCATATTTTTTCTCCTTCTTACCACCACCACCTGTATCAGATAGAGTGTTCGGTAATTCTGAGATTTGCTTTCCACGGTTCTGTCCAGTATCCTGGCTCCTGGAATGCGTTTCTTTTCCAGTATACATAACAGTATACGCATGTTCTAAATGCTGAATACCATTATCTCTGGCGAATTGAGCAACTTCTTTAAGCTGATCACCATTTAGCGGGTTGTCAGTTCCCTCAGAATGATTCTCAACAAATTTACCGATCATCTTTAACTCAGATTCCTTGGCGTCAACCTCGGCCTGAGCCTTACTGTCTTCGATATTCTTGTCCTCAACCGCATCACGCGCCCATTTCTGCTGGAAATACTTCGCATTTTCCTCATCATAAGGATCATACTCGTCAAAAGGTTCCTCAGGCTTTTCCTCCTTAGGAGGTTCCTGGGTAGCCTTTCGCAGATCACCGATCTCGGTGGCCTGTCGTCCAATCATCGACTGCGCGCTCTTATAGCTTTCGATAAATTCCGTTTCACTCTTAAACCCCTCTTGCGCCCAATAGGGTTTAACTTCTTCGGTATTCCCGGTTCCAGATTCTCCCTTCGGAGTTTCTTCAGTTTCCTGAGTCTCTTCTGGGGTCTGTTCTTCGATCTGCTTCTCAAGATTCTCTTGAATCTTGTCGTTTTCTTCTTGTGTGATAGGCATAAGTTCCTCCATGGGTTTGTCCTATTCTATGCACTTTACCGCCAACCATTGGCAGTATCTAAGCTACAATATTTTCAAAAAGCAACCGCAATTAAGCGGATAAATCTAATAAATCATCTACAGCCCTTAAAAAAACATCGATATCAGGCTGCTTCATTCCTTGTGCGGTAATAGCCATTTCTATTTCTCCTTACTCGGCAACCTGTTGCCGAATGTTTTGGCTACCGCCCGCTGGTTTTGGCGACTTACCACCACTTACCAGGCCAATAGCTTTTTCTGTATTATTCATCTGCGACTGAATACCAATCGCCTGTAACATCTCATCTTTATCAGGGTGATCCGTCAATCTAAGCACGAACGGTAACAACGCTTGACGATACTCTGGAAACAATTGAGCCATCTCCATCGTCTTCAAGAAAGTAGCATTCCGCTGAGTTACGCTGTTTTCACCCTTGTCCAGCTTCAAATCATACTGCAGCAAGTTAGGACTACCCTTAAAACTTTGTGCAATCTGTGTAGCCTTCTCACCACCTGCACTACTGGTCATAGTACCCAATATCCGCATAATCTTATCCGTATCAAAATATTGCTGCATCAAAGAAAATACTAACTTATATACCTGGAGCTTCGCACGGTCATGATTGTCGAAGAGTTCCTGAACGGTGCGTGTGCCTTGACGGATGCGAATCTGTGCAGCCAGACCACTTTCTTTCGCCCCTGCCGGTATTCCCAACATAGGATCATTCACGCCAGTTACTTCTTTCCCGTCCTGCTCAGTAATCTCTTCAAGACTGGCAATCTGGTTCAATACCGGCAAATAACCATACCCACGCTCTTTAATGTCGTCTATCTTATTAACACCAACCCACTTGGCAGAGCCACCCATCGCATTCAGTTTATCGCCATCAGCGGAGTTGTTCTGGTAAAAACCACCGCCAATTGGTGCCGTTTTCAATATCTGACTGATCTGAGTGTGACGACTATTCTTCTCGTCCTGGAGATCAAATAAATTTTTAACGATCCCGAATTTCTTTATCTCTTCCCCGTCATCCTCGATATATCCATAACTTGGCACAAAAGGAAACTTATTATGCTTAAAAGGTGATTTTTTGTCCTCAAGCAACTCAGCACCGCTGACCGCCATTACCCATATCTCATGGTCACGCTTAATAATCAACTCAAAACCAACATCGATATACCGAACAAAAGCCTTTTTTGCCTTCGCAACCGGCAACGGACTCTTATAAACCTGGCCATCACCATCCATCAAATAAGCCACATCCTGGTACTTTTTATACCACATCTCAACCACACGGACACGGCCATTCAAATTATCCCTGTACATCGAAACACGGCGATCGCCAGCATTCCGGTAATAACTTCCATCCTCTTTACCCATACGAGGATTGGGGCCACGCTCTGAAAAATCAAGATTTAATTTGGAGACATCCTTCTTATATACACTCCCAACCTTGTCAGGACTCATCCACTTCTGCCTGAAAACAAACTCAGCATCATCATTCGGGTCAGTCTCTATACTCTCGGGATCCCAGATTATAGCACCTGTAGGTTCACGACGGATAGCCACATCGATAGTGAAATCTGCAGCCAGCTTAGGCTCAATGGAATAATCACCCTCACCAGTTATCGTCGCATCTTTAAAAACCCTGGAGCTCGTCGCATCAGCATTGTTCGAGTTCTTTACATACTCCATCAAATAATCAACACCAGTCGCAACCATGGTATCGCCACCCTCAATCGGATAAGCCTTTACACCAGTCCTGGTCTCACGCTCAATCCCCGTCAGCAAATCAACCTTCGGCTTGACAATATTTATCTCTAATTTTGGGAGTTTCGCATTCTTTAAATTGGTCTTCTGCTTATCAGTCAGCGAATCACCGGCATAATAACGCACAGCTTTCGACGAATCCTCACGCTTCTGCTCCTGCATGTCATACGCAGCCTCAAAAGTATCATAGACATAACCTATTTTGTCACTCTTGGTCTTTAATTTTCTCATGCCTCTGATACCCAATCATAATTAGAATTGTCCTGACTGTCCCAAGCACCACCCCATACCTCATCCCACGCATCATTAGACGATGCCCTGACAGGTGTAGTCTCGTAAATCCACATCACCAAATAACGCAATACATCCATAAAGTGGTCATTTTTCTTCTTTGGAGCCTCAGGGTCTGGCTTATCACTGCCAGCCTTTATGTCCTTCCAGACATAACTCCCAATCTCCTTCAAGAACTCATCACGATCAGGCAAGTCACTGAAAATATATAGCCTGCACTTATCACTCTCATCAGGTGTGAAATACTCACCAACCCTATTTATCCCAGCGCCAACATCATTATTCGCAGGCCGCCAAAATATACCGTATTTAGCATACTCACTAGAGATAGTATTACCATCAAAACCCTGCTTGCTGATACTTGGGTCAGCAAGCCAGTCTTTTATCACATCACGGCCACACTTCGCCCTGATAACCGGCACATGGTCTCCCACTCGCCACTCAGACCGATAATGACTGTTGTATATAAATATCTGTCCACTCGGACTCACCGCAGCCCACAATACAGCCGTCGGATTACGATAACCATAGTCCATGGCAATATACCTCGGCCACGACTTCGGAATCGGTCGGCGTGGTACAAAATGCTTTATCTCATTAAACTCCGGCCAAATCAACCCCGCAAAAGAATCCCAATAGCAATATACAAAACGCTTCTTCCATCGCTCAGGATATGCTAACAACGACCGGATATAATCCGGAGGTAAATACGGATTGTCACTATGTGCAGCCACATCAGCGTCAGTCTGGGGAGCCTCAACATCCTCCGGCCAAGTGACACTCTCAATAAGGCCGTACTCCAATGCTTCACCATCAGGAGTCTCGCCATCTACCCATATACGCCAAATCCAATCATGACCAGCAGGATTGACAGTATGAAAATCACATCTATTAGCACCCTTACGGCGCAAACGACCCTGCGCTGAAAGATACACCTCCTGATCAATCTCCTCTAGCTGATCAATAGCAAACCAGCCCAAATTCATCGACTTGATCCGGTCAACAGCATCACGACCAGCATCCAGTTGCATATACACAATCTTCGACTTGTTCACGAACTCAATCTCATGCTCAGTCTTATTGTGGCGAATAATACTGCCGGGAGGAGCCAGCCTTAGCAATGTCTCTAAAGTAGATTTCCGAAAACTGTCAATAGTCTTCCGGCCAATCAAACCCAAATTCCCAGGGATCAATAACGTCTGAGCCAACGCCTCAACAACCAACGCATCCGTCTTGCCAGTACCAAATCCACCCGCAAAAACCACATGCTTGCGACGCTTTAAAGGATCATGGTGATTAATCAACCGGTGGAACAAATCCTGCTTAGGCGTAGGCACCGACGCATTACCATTCTCATTCAAATAATTGAGACTGATCTCAATGTCGCGCTCACGCAATGCAACACCTGATATATGAGGGTTACTTGCCATTTATTTTTTCTTTTTCTTTCGGGTTGCTCTCACTTTTTTGTTAGCTTTTAAAACATTTTCAGCAGCGGAAATTACCTTCTTGTTTGATGCTATATCCGAAGCTATTCCTTTCCGAACAGCCGCAGAAACCTTACGTTTAGAAGGTGAGACAGCACGGATAACCTTTTTCGCAGAATGGGAAAACTCTTTATCAAGTTTAGCCTTTACTTTTTTATTCTTAACCTTACTGGTAGCTAATGCTCTGGATTTTGTGGCTTTTTTTGCCTTATCGCTTCGAGATTCAAGCAATTTCTTCTTTCTGGTCTTCGCCTCCGCAATTCTAGCCTTAGCTTTTCTGATTAAAGCCTTGGCTTTTGCATCAGACCGTAACAAGTCGTTAGTGATATCCTTAGTGTTCTCGTCTATTTTCCTGGGCATTACAGCCTCCTTTATTTACCAGCTTTACCACCAGCTATCGCATTCTTCGGGATACCAAGACCGGCAATATTACTACTCACCGTTATATTCACCTGACCCATATTAAACGTATCACCCTTGTAAGACTCTCTATACCTCGCAGGATCACCTGCCTTAAGTAAAAATATTCGCTCACTCGTTGCCTTCGGATTTAACGCATTATGATAACTCACTATCTCCAGCAACTTCAAATGCTTCCGGTCACACGCCAACACAGCGTTATGAAATTCCGGATACTCCTTCAAATCTTTCCGGTAACGTACCTCAGAAACCCCCAAATGCTCCAATACCATCACATCCTGGCGTGGCATCTTCACATATAACTCCAAAAACATCTGCTTCAAAAATGGCGTGAACTCATTCGTCGCCTCGTGATCCTCAATCACCATCGCCGGAGCAGTCAATGTCAATAACGACTCGTTCCCAACCGAACCAAACTGCTGCATCGTCGATACATACGCCGATAGCAACTCATCAGCACGGAGTTTCACAGTCGCCTCATAGTCACTCAACTGCTGAGATAACGACCCCTCAAAACCCTTGTCCTGTAA